TTTAGTGATGATGGAGATCTTCCAGAAAATATTCTTGACAATACACTTTATTATGCGATCCGCCATTCATCAACTGAAATCAAACTCGCATCATCGCAAACAAACGCAGAAAATGGATCCGCAATCACAGTTTATGGCGGAACAAAACTTTCCATAGTAAGTAGAGTATCTGATAAAAATGCTGGTGATATTGGATCACCAATTCAGTGGGATACTACACGTTCTAATTGGTTTGTAAAAGCAGAGGCAAATAACCAAATTTATTCTGCGATTGCGTCTCAAGGTGTAGCAAATCTTACAGAAAGAACCAATGTTTCATTTGTAAGAAGAAAAGATGACGCAAGATCTCTTGATGAAAAACTTTATAAGATTAGAGTTGTAGTACCAAAAGAATCTATTAATGCTAAAGATCCAAGTGAAGGATTCATCATTCAAGAATCTAGTAGCACTGGTGCCAGAACAAACAGTGACTTTACTATTACAACAATCAGTGAGTCTGACTATGCGTTTAATAAGAATCCAAGATTCATTAGCACTTGTTCAGAATCATCAAATACTGTCACTGTTTTAGCAGAACTACCTCATAATCTTAATGTTGGTGACCAAGTTATTATTCGTAACGTAACTAGCACCACAAATACTGCTGGAACAATCAATATTGGATATAACGGAACATTTGAAGTCACCGCAATTTTAGATGACAAGAGATTCCAATACTCAATCACTGACGTAAATGGAGTCACGCATAATGTAGGCACATTTACAAATAATGTATCGATTAGAACAACAACACTTCCAAGATTTGAAAGAAATGATCTCAAGTCAAACTATTATGTCTATAGAAGTGAAGTAATTAGTCCGTTTATTTTTAATACTCAAGACGGAATTTATCATCTTTATGTTCTAAAAGCAGATAATGCAATACCAACAGAATTCACAAATCTTAAGTATAGTCAAAATGTTGTAGATCTTTATCCACAACTTGATAAAGATAACGTAGACGATAATCCAAGAGCAGCAAAGACATTCGCAAAGAGAAGTCCTCTTGGAGATGTTTCAACTAATGATCTCAAGAAGAGTATTACTAGAGAATCTGTTGATAAATTTGTTCAGGATTTTGGAGTTGGTCTTAAGATCATTGGAGTTTCCACATCATTTACAACTCCAACTTCTGGTATCGCAACAGTTACATTCGAAAGACCACACGGATTTAGTGGTATTGTAACTTATAGTGCTTTGACTGGTGGATCTGGATATAGTAATGGAACATTTTATAATGTAAAACTGTTTAATAACGGAACCAGTAATTGGGATGGTGCTACAGCAAAAGTCACAATTATTGGTGGCAGTATCAGATCCGCAGAGATTATCGATGGTGGATCTGGATATACAAACAATGAAGAACTGGATTTTGATACTTCTCTCATTGGTGGTGGAACTGGTGCTGGTGTTACAATTACAACTGCTGGAATCTCGACGAACATTGGAGATGTTATTCAAATCACTGGTATTGGAACTACTTCAGATGGATATTTTAGAATTTCAACAGTTCCATCGACCACAACAGTTGCGATTGCGATTACAAATGGAGATTCGAGAATTACAACAAATCAGTATGTAATTGATCTTGGACCTTCAGTAAGAGTTTCTACGAATTCTTATGATTCTGTATCTGGTATTACAACATTTAATTGTTCTTCAGGACACGGACTTGTTTCTGGAAACAAATTTAGAGTTCTCGATTCTTCTAATAATAACGTTGGAGATTTTATTGTTAAAGAAAGAGTCGGTGTTAATACCTTCACCGCAACGACAAATAGATCTTTATCAGCAGTTCATATTTTAAGACACGGAATGTCGCCTGCGAATGCGACTTCTGATTCATCAACTGAAAGTTTAGGTGCTCGTGGTCTTTCATTCTATGATGGACAAACATTAACCTTACTTTCAAATGTTACTAACGATACCACATTCAACGTTCAAACTACAAATTCTGGAATTGGTACGTTAGCAAGATTCCCACTAGGATCTTACATTCAGATTGATAATGAGATTATGAGAATCACCAGTTCTACACTTTCAGGTGCTGGACTGAATGAAATCACTGTGATTCGTGGAGCTTTAGGAACAGTCAAACAGAATCACTCTGGCGGTTCACTAATCAGAAAGATAAAACCACTCGCAATTGAACTTCGTAGACCATCAATTATTCGTGCTTCTGGACATACATTTGAATATCTTGGTTATGGACCAGGTAACTATTCAACTGGTTTACCACAAGTTCAAGTCAAAACTCTAACCGAAAGAGAAGACTTCCTTGTTCAGTCACAAGAAAGATCTTGTGGTACTGTTGTTTACACTGGTATGAACAGTGATGGTGACTTCTTCATTGGTAACACCAAGTATTCATCATCTTCTGGAGAACAAAAGACATTTGATATTCCTACACCAACAGTTACGGGTCAAGATCCAAATAGACTATCGGTTGTATTTGATGAAATTGTTGTCAAGGAAAGATTAATTGTTGAAGGTGGAAACTCTGGAACAGTTCTTTCACAGTTTGATGGACCAGTTACTCTAAACAAAGAAGTCAAAATTAATGATGATACCATCATTAATGGAACTTTAAAGGTCAATAATACCGTCGAGATTACTAATACAACAAATTCGACGAGTAAGGATACTGGTGCTCTGACTCTAGAAGGTGGAGTTGGTGTTGAAAGAAATCTAAATGTTGGTGGAAATGTTTCTGTAGCAGGAACATTTGGTGTCTCTCAAGGAATGACAATTACTGGAGTCACTACATTCAACAATCTAGTCGATGCGAATGGTGGAGCAACAATTGATAATATTAGAATCGGAGTTGGTGCCGATAATACTATTGATACTTCAACTGGTCAACTGACTTTAGATAGCAATGGTGGACAACTTAATATTAATGACAATACAGTCATTACTGGAATCTTAAGTGTTACTGATGATATTACTGCTTTCTTCAGTTCTGATGAAAGACTGAAAGATAATATCACTCCAATTGAAGATCCTCTTTCCAAGGTTCTTTCAATCAGTGGCAATACCTTTGACTGGAATGATAAGTCATCACACACTGGTAAAGATATTGGAGTCATCGCACAAGAAATTGAAAAAGTCCTACCTGAAATTGTCACGACCAGAGACAATGGATATAAGGCAGTTCAATATGAAAAACTGTCTGCTCTTCTTATCGAAGCAGTCAAGGAGTTATCTCACAAAGTTGATGATCTCCAACAAAAACTGAACGATAAATAACTAAAAAACCAAGATGTCTAATATTAGAAAGACTTTTAATTTTAGGGATGGTGTCCAAGTTGATGATGACGATCTCGTAGTTCGTGGTGGTCAAGTTGGAATCGGGAGTACAGTTCCAACTGAAACTTTAGATGTAAATGGAAATATTCGTGCTGTAGGACTTGTTACTTCTTCCAATTCATTTGTAACTGGTGTATCTACAACAACAGAATTAAGAATTGGAAATAATATCAGTGCTTCAGCAAGCAGTGGAGTGATTACTGCTACTGCTTTTTATGGTGACGGTGCGACTCTTTCTAATCTTCCAACGTCACAATGGATTGACATCGATGTAGGTCTTGGTTTTACATCAATTTATGCTGCCGGTAACGTTGGTATCACTACCACAGATCCTCGCAATATCCTCCAGATTGGTGCGAATCCAAATACTGGTGGTAGAGGGGTAGGATTCAATTCAACAGGAGATATAAGGGCATCTGGAGTCGTTACAGCATATGCTTTTGCTGGTTTCGGAACTAATATAACCAACTTAAATGCTGATAATATTACAAACGGAACGATACTAAACACGTTCCTCCCTACTATTGATAATGCCAAACTTCCAGCAAATATCAATGTTTCTGGTGTAATTACTGCGACTAGTGGTTTTAGTGGTAATTTAACTGGAAATGTAACTGGATCTCTCACTGGAATTGCTCAAAGTGCTTCTTCACTTACAGGAACTCCAAATATTAATGTTGGTGTTATTACTGCTACAAGAATTGTAACAGATAGTATTGAAGTTATTCAAAATCCCGTTGGTGTAGCGACGATTGCGAATACTTTACACGTTGGAACTGGTGGAACTGGTTTTTCTGCTTTAAGTTCTGGTCGTGTTGGTATTGGAACTTCACTTCCAACATCAGAAGTTCAGGTTCGTAAAAATGGAACAACAACTGTCGAAGTTTTAAGCAATACTGGTGAAGCAAGAATTAGCATCGGTCAATCAGTTGGACTTGGAAATAGTTCAACCGTCTTAAGATTTGGCAATGCTCCTGGTGTATTTGACATTCTGAATAGATCTACAGGATCATTCAATCAATTCATTCACGCAGGTGGATCTGGCGTTGGAACTGGAAACTTTAATTGGATTTATGGGCAGACTAATAATGAATTAATGACTCTGACTTATGATGGTAAGTTAGGAATCGCAAAAACAAATCCAGACAATACATTACACGTCGTTGGAACTTCCACTGTTACTGGAACTGCTTATTTTGGTGGAGATGCCGAAATTCTTGGCACCCTTTCAATTGGATCTGGAGCAAATAAAGCAGTTTTAGGTGGTGTTGGTGGTGTTCTTGCGAATATCAATCTTAATAATAGTTCGGGAATTACAACGCTTTCTCAGTTAAATGTTCTTGGAACGACTAAAATTGGTCTAGGCACAAATAATCCAGAAGTAGGTTTGGATGGTAGGACTCAAACTGCCATATTTAATCAAATTGGAGTTTCAACAAGTGTCTCTAGTTTTACACCTGCTTTATTTGTAAATGGAAATGTTGGAATTGTTGCGAAAGTTGGTATCGGGACAACATCACCTCTATCTTCTATTCAAGATCCATCAAGTGGATCTCTCAATGCTGGATTACTTCAGATATTTGGTCAAACAAACATTTATAATAATAATCTTATCATTCGTGGTATTGGTGGAGTTGGGATTAATTCCGACTTACCAATTGGAGCATTAGATTTAAGATATGCGAATTTAACGGCAAGTTTAAGAGCTCCCGTATATTTCCCACAACTTACAACAGTTCAAAGAAATGCTCTTACACCAAATTTTGTTGCTGAAGGTGCTTTAATTTACAATACAAATAACAAAAGATTTGAACTTTATAATGGAGTTGGTGGTTGGTCTGGAATTACTACAGCTCCAGTTCCAGTACAAATCGCAGTAACTGGAAATACATTAACCTTCACAGTTGCTGGTGTTGGTGCTACAAGCTTGACACTCTTCTAAAACCCTGTAGACTATCTTTGTCCCGGTTGAAGATGAGAGACTAAGCCACTTTAATAACTGTCACAGGGGTCATCGGTAGAGACCCCTTTGTGCTATAATAGTTCTATACGCAATGAGACCTGTGATTCAACTCCGTCCTCACCAGCAGACTGCTCTTGATGCCCTGCGTCAGAATGACAAAGGCATTTGTGTGTTTCCTACTGGTGGTGGCAAGACCAATGTAGGAATCTTTGATGCCATTCAAGAGTTTCTGAAAGATACTCCTCAGACGATTGTAGTTGTTGCTCCTCGCATTTTGCTTGCCGAGCAGTTGTCTTCTGAGTATCTTGAGTTTATCACCAATGCCCGTGTGCTTCACGTTCACAGTGGTGAGACACATCACTTCAGCAGCACTCGTCCAAATGTAATTCGCACTTGGGTAGAAGCAACTCAGGGTCACAAACTGATTTTCACTACTTATAACTCTCTTCAGCAACTTCAGAAGGCAGATATTACTGTCAACACGATTTATTTTGATGAGGCACACAATTCTGTCCGTCGTGATTTCTTCCCTGCGGTAGAGTATTTCTCTCAAGAAGCAAATCGTTGTTACTTCTTTACTGCCACGCCCAAGTATTCTGCCACCATTTCTAAACCTGGTATGAATGATACGGCGGTCTACGGTAGTATCATTGCCAAAGTTCCTGCTCCTGAATTGGTGGAGAATGGTTATATCATTCCTCCTAAAGTGATTGCTTCCCAGATGCGTCTGTCTGTCAAGGGTGAGGATATTGCCCAACGGGACTGTGAGTATCTGATGAATGTGATTTCGGAGAATCCTGTCAATAAGATTCTGATTTGTGCGAAGGCAACCAAGCACATTATCGGTCTTCTGTCTGAAACTGACTTTGCCGACCAACTGGCAGAGGAAGGTTACTCCGTGCTTCATATTACTGCCAAGCACGGTGCCTTTATTGATGGTCAGAAAGTCAACCGTGAGGTATTCTTTGACACTCTGAATGCTTGGGGTAAGGATGCTGACAAGAAGTTTGTTGTTCTTCACCATAGCATCCTCGCAGAAGGCATCAATATTTCGGCACTGGAGGCAGTGGTCTTTATGCGCTCTATGGATACTGTGGGCATCGGTCAGACGGTTGGGCGGACTCTGCGCCTTCACCCCGATGATGCTGCTGGAATCCGCTCTGGGGCGCTTCAGGCAGGCGCTCTGGCGTCCTACACCAAGTCCTATGGTCTAGTGGTCTGCCCCGTGTTTGACCGTGCTTCTGCGGGCACTGCGAAGGCAGTCCAGAATGTCGTGGACATCATCTTCAAGCAGGGTGATGTGGCAGTGTCGGTGGTGCGCCGCTGACCAATTATCAAACTGTCACAACGGGCACTTCAAGACTGCCTAAATCCTTTATAATAAACTCGTTATCACAAACATCCCTCAATGAAATACAACGTAATCTTCGTCGCTGGTAATCATCGTCT